CCAATTTATGATTTATTGAATGTTACTTTTATGATTGATGAAGATTTAACTGCATGGAAAGAGATACACGATTGGATTCGTGCGATGACTTTCCCTGTAGAGTTTGCCGAGTATCGTCAGTTGCCAAAACTGAACAAATACAATTCGGCATCAAATGATTTGAAAAGAGGTAAGTTTCCTCAATTCTCTGATGCCTCAATCAGTATTCTTTCCTCGTCAAATATACCATTGTTTCGTTTCAAATTCCACGAAGTATTCCCAACCACTTTGTCAACATTCATAATGAATACCCAAGATGCACCTGACAATGTTTTAACTGCCGATGCCACATTTCGGTACAGTTACTATGACATTGAAAAACTTTTCTAAGAAAGCTTGACAAACATTTCCCTTTGAGATATACTCCTATACGGAGGTAATATATTATGAAACAAATCGAAGAACTGTTGGAAGAATGGCGCAAAGACTCTGATATTGATAGAACAGAGCCAGGCAAAGCTTTGCTCGACATTCCTAAACTGCATAGTAAGTATCTGAACATTCTATCACAACATCGTCTGTTGTCAAAGCAAGCCGAATTCAAATTCAACAAAATGAAAAAGTTGAAATGGGAATACTATACTGGCAAGTTAGATGACGATGATTTGAAAAAGTATGGATGGGAACCATTTCCTTTTGTGTTGAAATCCGACATCACTACATATCTAGAGAGTGACGAAGACTTAAACAAATTCACGGCACAAAAAGTTATGCATGATGAAATTGTTGATGTCTGTACCGCAATACTCAAAGAACTCAACTCTAGAACTTTTCAGTTGAGAGATTATATTTCATGGGAAAAATTTATCCAAGGTGTCTGATTTAATTTTACATAAGAAGAATGAAGCTTATATTCAGGTAGAGTGTGACAAGAGTACCGCACAAGAACTATCTGACTTCTTTTGCTTTTTCGTTCCTGGTTATCAATTCACACCTGCATATAAAAGTAGAGTGTGGGATGGTCGCATAAGACTTTTCGACCTTAGAACTTTTACCATCTATCATGGTCTTGTTCATTACATCATTAAGTTTTGTAAAGAAAGAAATTACACATACGAAGTTGATGATGCAATTTCAACTACCGAAAACTTCTCACTCATTGAAGCGGTAGACTTTATTAAAACTCTTGGACTTCCATTTGAGCCAAGAGACTATCAAATCAAATCGTTTGTCAATGCAGTAAGAAACAAGCGAATGTTATTGCTTTCGCCTACTGCATCAGGCAAATCTCTTATCATCTATCTTATCATTCGTTGGCTGCAAGAATCTGGATATGAAAGAGGTCTTTTAATTGTACCGACAACATCTCTCGTTGAACAGATGTATAAAGACTTTGAAGACTATGGTTATGATTCAGAAGAAAATTGTCATCGTCAGTATGCAGGTAAAGATAAACATACAGATAAGTTTTTGACAATCACTACATGGCAGTCGATATATAAAAATGAGGGTGAATACTTTGAACAGTTTGACTTTGTTCTTGGTGACGAAGCACACCAGTTCAAAGCAAAATCACTCACAACAATTCTTTCTGGTTGTGTCAACTCTAAATACAGAATTGGTACAACAGGAACTTTAGACGGTACACAAACGCACCGTCTTGTATTAGAAGGTTTGTTTGGGCCAGTCTACAAGGCAACAACAACATCTGAGTTGATTGATAAAGGTCAACTTGCGAGTTTCAAAATTAAATGTCTTGTATTAAAGTATCCTGAAACACTATGCAAAATGGCAAGAGATTGGGATTACAATACAGAGATTGATTTCATTGTTCAGAACAAAGCAAGAAATGAATTCATTCGTAATTTAGTTCTTTCACTCACTGGCAATACACTTATACTGTTTCAATTCGTAGAAAAACATGGAAAAGATTTACACCAAAATATTAAAGATAAAGCAGGCAATCGGCATGTCTTCTTTGTATACGGCGGTACGGATGTCGAAATTAGGGAATCTGTTCGTGCGATTACTGAGAAAGAAAGTAATGCCATTATCGTTGCTTCTTATGGTACTTTTTCTACTGGCGTCAACATCCGTAATCTCCATAACATTGTATTCGCCTCACCATCCAAATCTAAAATACGCAATCTTCAATCGATAGGCCGTGGTTTAAGATTAGGAGAAAACAAAGAAGAAGCAACATTGTTTGATATTGCAGATGATTTTAGAACAGGCAAGTTTGCCAATTACACGCTCAAACACTTTATTGAGAGATGTAGAATATATGATGAAGAAAAGTTTTCATATAAATTTTACAATATAGAGTTAAAAGATACACATTAAAACATATAAATAAAGTAGTAAAGTATAGTTTTAAGGAGGTATCATGGACATAATAACTAAAAAAGAAGCAATAGAAAAAAGATTAATTTTTTATTTTACAGGTAAACTTTGCAAACACGGTCATCTATCTGAAAGATTGGTAAAAGGTGGTGCTTGTAGAACATGTAAAAACAAATCTAGCGAAAATAGTCGAAAAGAAAATAGAGAAGAATATAATCGTTATTGTAGAGAAAAAAAGAGAGAAGCCTATTCAACAGAAAAAAGGCGCAAGTCATATCGAAACAATTTACAAAAAGCAATGTTTTACGCAGCAAGAAATAGGGCAAAAAATAAAAATATCAGCTTTACACTTGCCTTAGAAGATGTTATAATTCCAACTCATTGTCCAGTTTTTGGAATACCTTTAGATAGTAGAGACAGATTACATGCACCAACTTTAGATAGGATTATCAATGAATTAGGATACATCAAAGGTAATGTTCAAGTAATTAGTTCAAAAGCTAATAGACTAAAAAATAATGGAACAATTGAAGAATTCAAACAAATCATAAGATACATGAAAAATGCAACAGACAACTAACAATAATATTAAAATCGTAAGACTGCAAAGTGGTGAAGATGTAATGGCAAATTATCATGCCGATGAAGAAAATGGTACAGTATTGCTCGACAATCCTATGCATATCATCTTCAAAAGAATATCGAGTGGACAAACAGTAATGATGATGATGCCTTGGTTGCCAATTGAGTTGATTAAAGAAAACAATGCCGTTATCTATGATTCCGACATTCTTACAATCATTGAACCAAAAGATGATTTGATTAATTACTATGGTCAAATTGTGATGTCTGCACAAGAGAAAATGGAAAATGAAACGAATATTTTTGGTGAAGAAGATGAAGATGACGAAGGAGAAATCCAAGAAGAATTTGATGCAGAAGATTTTTTCGAGATGATGAAAGAAAAGAAGAAAAATAAGTTACACTAAATATTTTACTATCGTGAGGTTATTATGTCAAATGTGTGTTTCGTGGTGCCAAGTAGTGCCGCCAAAGCATATCAAGATTTAGCAAAAGTTCATTCAGCAATTGAGCCGCCTACTTGGGCACTATTGCTTGCACAAGCTGTTCGTGCAAAAGGGCATGAACCGTGCATACTAGATTTTGATGCCTGTCCTACAACTGATGAAGATGCATCAGAACAAATCGCATCTACTAAACCAAAGCTTGTAGTTTTTGTCCTTTACGGGCAAAATCCAAACTCAGGCACCACTATGATGATTGGTGCCTCATCTCTCGCAAAACAATTGCGTCTAAGTCATCCAAATCTTAAAATTGGTTTCATTGGCTCACATGCATCGGCATTGCCACATGAAGTCATTCAATACGATTATGTAGATTTTGCTTTCATCAACGAAGGCGTCTATGCATTGTTTGATTTGTTAGATTCTGATTTGAAAACTGACTTAGATAAAATTCCTGGCATCTGGTATAAAGAACATGGTCTACCGAGACCATCTGCACCAGGCCGCATCGTTCAAACAAAAGATATGGACACAACGATGCCTGGTTATGCATGGGACTTATTGCCTAAAGAAAATTATTTGTTAGACAAATATCGTGCCCACTTTTGGCACTCAAACTTTTTACATGAAAGTCGCACACCATTTGCGGCAATCTATACATCATTAGGTTGTTCGTTTGGTTGTAACTTCTGCATGATTAACATTGTGAATAGAACATCACATGCATTAGATACCGTATCGGCAGATAGTCGTGGTATGCGTTTCTGGTCACCAGAACTGATGTTAAAAGAATTTGAATATCTTTATGAAAACGGCATTAGAACTGTTCGTCTTACCGATGAGATGTTTTTTCTGAATAAAAAATACTATGTGCCAATTCTAGAAGGTCTGATTGCTCGTGGTATGAAGTTTAACTTTTGGGCCTATGCTCGTGTCGATTCTGTTCGTAAAGACCAACTAGAACTGTTTAAGAAGGCAGGTGTAAATTGGTTGTGTCTTGGCATTGAAGCAGGCAATCAGAATGTTCGTTTAGAGATTGAAAAAGGAAAGTTTCAACAAGTAGACATTCGTTCTGTGGTCAAAGACATTAAAGATGCGGGTATCAATATTCTTGGTAACTATATGTTTGGTTTTCCTGATGAGAACTATGAGACAATGCAAGAGACATTAGACCTCGCATTAGAATTAAATTGCGAACATGCAAACTTCTATGCAGCCATGGCACTACCAGGCAGTCCATTGTATCTGTATGCAAAACAAAACAATTGGGATATACCCAAACGATTTGAAGAATTTGCTTTCTTATCTTATGATTGCAAACCTTTAAGAACAAAACATCTTACTGGTGAAGAAGTGTTAAGATTCCGTGATGAGGCTTGGCACAAATACTTCACGCACAAACCATTCTTAGATTTGGTAGAAAATAAATTTGGCATTGAGGCAAGAAACAATGTCGTAGAAATGGAAAAGATTAAACTTAAACGCAAAATACTTGGAGATTAATATGGTTGATTTGCAAACTCTATCGAAAGATTATCGTAGAGAACTCTTTGAAAAATTTGTAGAAGTAGGACAAGGACACCCAGGTTCTACTTTCTCTATGGTAGAAATCGCAACTACACTTTATCATGGTGGTCATGTAAGGCCTAATGTTGATAAAGTAATTGTAAGTAAAGGTCATGCGACAGTTACTTTGTATCCTATTCTTACAAAGTTAGGTATCATTCCTCAAAAAGAATGGGACAATTGGGGTAAAGCAGAATCATGTTTGCGTGTGTTCGGTAATACAAACATACCAGGCATTGACATGGCATCAGGTTCTCTTGGTCATGGCATCGGTGTTGGTGCAGGTATGGCACTTGCAAGCCCAGAAAAAAATGTTTATGTCATCATTAGTGAAGGTGAACTATACGAAGGTTCAACATGGGAAGCATTGTTATTTGTTGCACACCATAAGTTGACAAATCTTACCATCTTCATCGATATCAACAATCTAATGATTCTCGGTAGCACAGATGATTGTCTCTCTCTGAATCCAATTGGCAAGAAACTCTCTGGCTTTGATTTTGAAATGTTTGAAGTCAATGGTCACGATACAAGAGATATCGATAGTTGTCTGAAAATAAAAACTAAGTTACCAAAAATTATTCTGGCAAACACAGTCAAAGGTAAAGGTTTTTCAATTATGGAAAACAAAGCAAATTGGCACTATATGAACCCAATGACACCAGAACAAATTGAACAATGTCGTAAGGAGATTGCATAATGTTACAGCGTGATGGATTTATTGAAGAAATTAAAGCGGCACTAGAAAAAGACAAAGACATTTATTTTTTAAGTGCCGACTTTGGTGCAGCTGCACTTGATGATTTGCGTGTGAAGTGGCCAAACAATTTTATACATTGTGGCATCTCAGAACAAAACATGATTGATGTGGCAACAGGTCTTGCATTAGAAGGCAAAAAAGTTTTCTGTTATGCAATGGCACCATTCATTTCGATGAGAGCATTAGAGCAAATTAAATGTGGGCCTGGCATTATGAATCTACCTATCTGTTTGATTTCTGTTGGTGTTGGTATTGGTTATGCCGATTCAGGACCAACGCACTATGTTACAGAAGAATATGCGTGTCTCAGGTCAATCATTGGTTCAAATATCTTTACAGTTGCAGATACACCAACGGCAAGAGACTTGGCAAAAGCACTCATCAAAAATCCTCAGTTTGCTTATGTTCGTTTAGACAGACATGCATTGCCTGATATTGATGTAGACGCTGACTACGGTTCATTTAGAATTATAGGTAAAAACACAAAAGATAAAATTGCTTTGGTATCTCATGGCAAAATGGTTCATGCTTGTGTTGAACTTGCAAGAAAAGAACCAGAGAACTTCTTTGCAGTTGATTTGATTCAATCAAAACCATTTCCAATTGAACTGGTAAATATTTTGAATGGCATTTCTGGTGTGATTGCAGTTGATGAACAATCACCTTCTGGTGCAATTGGTGCCTCAATCTTCGAAGCGTGTAGTGAACAGAATGTTTTTCCTAGAATCATCAATGTGACTTTACCCGAAGAATATTTGTTTGACAATATTGGTCGTGAAGGTCATCTAAAGAAACATGGACTTACAATAGAGAATATCAAAGAACAATCTAAGAGATTATGATTATAACAAAGACTCCGTACCGTCTCTCTTTGTTTGGGGGCGGTACGGATTATCCAGCATGGTTTGAAAACAATCCTAGTATCTGCATTTCAGCTGCAATGGCAAACTACTGTTATCTGACAGTAAAAAAGTTGCCACCATTTTTCGAATACAACTCTCGCATCATCTACTCTCAAATAGAAAGTGTTCAGACGATTGATGAAATAAATCATCCGTCTGCAAAAGCATGTCTACAATATTTGGGTATTGACAATGTTTCAGTAACACACGATGGTGATTTGCCTGCAAGGTCTGGCATTGGTTCATCATCTTCATTTACTGTTGGTTTGTTACATGCACTTTATACCATGCGTAATCATACACTATCAAAAGATGAATTAGCCAGACAAGCAATTCATGTTGAACAAAATGTGATTGGTGAGAATGTTGGTATACAAGACCAAATCATTGCTGCAAAAGGTGGCATACAAGTCATAAAGATGGGACCTGGTTCTGGTGTGTATTCATGGACATCAGATAACTTAGACATAGATGATGACTATAAAAAAGAATTAGAATCACATATCGTTCTTGGTTTCTCTGGTGTATCTCGCCACTCCGAAGTGCAGTCAAAGAAAAAAGTAGATAACATAAAACAAGGTGTCAATCACAAACAATTAAAACTTACGGCAGACTTGGCAGAAGAAGCATTGAAAACGCTTGCCAAAAAAGAAGAAATGATTATAATAGGTAATTTGCTAAACATTGGTTGGAGATTGAAAAGAAATCTGGCTGAAGGTGTTTCTGAAAGTTGGATTGATGACATATATCAACAATCAATCACAGCAGGTGCATTTGGTGGTAAATTGATGGGTGCAGGTGGCGGTGGATTCTTTATGTTCTTAGTACCACCTGACCGTCAACAAAAGTTTAAGGAAGAAATGAAATCAATTAAAGTGTGGGTACCTTTTAAGTTTGATACCGAAGGCACCCAATTAGTTTTGAATACATGAGGCGATTATGAAATACCCTTTAATGAGAAATAATATTACAAGAAAAGATTTAGATGCAATGATTGAGCATCTAAAACAAGATGACCCAATTCTTACGAATGGTCCTAAATGCAGGCAATTTGAAGAAGCCTGGTCAGAATGGCTTGGCGTAAAGTATTCTGTCTTTGTAAACTCTGGTGCATCTGCCAATCTTTTGTCAATGACGATGTTGAAAATTATGTATCCTGAGGGCGGTGAAATTATTGTACCGCCTCTTACATGGGTATCAGATATCGCATCAGTCTTACAAACAGGTTTTACTCCTGTATTTGTTGACATTGATTTAGATACTTTAGGCATGAATAGTGATGCAATTTTAGATGCACTTACACCAAATACCCGTGCCGTATTTCTGTCACACATACAAGGATTCAATGCACTCAATGATGACCTTCTTATTGAATTAGATAAATGGGGTGTTCATTTAATTGAAGATGTTTGCGAGTCTCACGGTGCAACACACAATCGTCAACTATGTGGTAGTTTTGGATTGATGTCTAACT